TCATGACACCTCCGCTAATGCTTGCTCAGCGCTTGTTAGTCGGCGTTTGGCGTTAAGTTCTGCAACTGTTGCTGTGCGGATTTCTTTTGATGAAACCAGAATCAAATGTTTCTCTGATTTGATGGTCCATAAACTAGTCAAAGTTTTGTTTTTAACTTCAAACAAATCATTTGATTTGAAAGTACGGCACTCTTTAGTAAGCACTACAACGTCACCCACTAAAAATTCTGGCTGGTTGCGTTCGGTTGTTTGATTTGATAAATTAGTTTTATTCATTTGATTCATCTCGACTGAATGCCTATAAACCACTCCTGTTTGCGCAGGTAGTGGTTTTTTAATATCCAAGCTTTTCTTTTTGACCACTGATTTCGTCATGAAATAAGTCATCCACCGTTTCTATACGGTTCATCCAACTTTTAGACATGACTAAAAGTGCAGCAACACGTTCCTTATCAATACTCTGATAATCTTTAGGAACGACTTTTAATCCAAGCAAACTCAATAGCTCGCAAAACATTTCAATTTCATTCAAGCCATTGTTTTTCTTATCCGTTTTAAGCCGAGTAATGGTGCTTGGATCAACTTTTAATTGTTCAGCAATCTCTTTTTGATTGCTTATATCAAGACCATGCAATATGCGGGATACGCCATTTCTGGCGCTTGCAGATATATCAACTGATAATTTGCTCATGGTGATTCCTAGGTGGTTGCATTAGTTCGCTTAATTGGCTCTTTGCCATCAGCTAAGTCTCTGATCTGGTATTCGCGAGCTAATGGGATTTTTTCATCTGACCACTGGTACACAGCAGGAGGTTCAATCCCTAATAACTTTGCTAAACCGACACCATTCACACCAAGCAACTTATAAGCTTCCTGTTTGGTCATTTGCTCAACCTCAAAAGTAAGATTTCTTAGTATTAAAACAAAGATAACTTATTTTTGCAAGATGTAAGATAACTTATATGAAGAATCTAGAAACTATGGGTCAGCGTATTCGCGCCTTACGAAGAGAAAAGAAATTAACCCAAGGCGAGTTGGCAAAAATCGTCGGGGTTAGTGCGCCTAATGTCACCGGTTGGGAGAAGGATGCTTATGCTCCTAAAGCAGACCCATTAAGCAAAATGGCGGCTTATTTCGGAGTGTCGACTTCGTATATAACTAATGGAGATGAAAGCGGTCCCAAGTTGGATAGCACTGTTGCGCATTTGAAAGTTCTGGATATCGAAGCTTTTAAGAAAAAATACAATATTCCCGATAGCGAAGATGCTGTTAAATTTATTGAAACACCTGTTAAGCCCTTCCCCACCCAAAAAAGATATGTTCCTGTTAAGGCTTACTCCAAGATGGGCATGGATGGCTATTTCACAGATATGGGTTATGAAGGCAATGCTGGAGATGGGTATGTTCCAACTCACTCAGCAGGACCAAGAGCCTATGGCATTAAAGGCACTGGCGACTCAATGTTTCCAGCAATTCGTAATGGTTGGTACGTTGTGTGCGACCCTGATGCAGATCTTGTGCCGAATGAGTTTGTTCAGGTGTGCTTGAAGGATGGAAGATGCACAATTAAAGAATTTGTCGGCATCAATGGTGGGGTTTTAAGCTTACTTTCCGTGAATGGTGGTGAGCGATTTTTCTTTGAAATGGATGAGGTAGAAAGCATTACAGCTATTACTGACATCGTACCACCAAGTCAGCACAGACAAGAACATCCTTATTCGCATTAATCACAGGAAGACTTATGGACAATTCAAAACGACCAATCAACCAGATTATTGCTCGTATCAATGATGCTGCTAAACATGGTGAAGCTTTGGTGCTAACAGCCGAAGAAGTGAAGATCCTCTCTAAGGATATTGGTGATAAAGTCTTTATTCCAGTCCTTACAAATCAACAAGTAGTGCAGTTGGTAAAAGAAGGAAAGCTAGGCCAGAAAATTAATAACACCAAAGATTAATAAGCTGTGAACCCGACACAGTCTTTTAAATGTGGGGTATATCACTTATTAGATAGTAATATTTATTGATGTTTTAGTGTGTAATGTGTAGATTGCCAATAGTTTTTATAGTAGATATTGGGATTATGCAATATGTCTAATATTGAGCAAGATACACGTTTTATTGTTAACAATAATTTGATTAACAAGGGCTGGATCTTGGACATTCAAGATCCAAACAAAAATGTCTTTTTTGAATCAGATATCTTAAGAATTGTTAATAATGAGTTTCTCAAGAAAAGTAAAAAAAGACCCGATTATGTTCTTTTCGATTCACAAAATAAGCGGCCAATCGGTGTAATTGAAACGAAATCAGGTGGAAAAAGCTTAACAAAAGCACTGGATCAGGCAACCGAATATGCTGAAATGCTTGATGCACCTTTGATATTTGCAATGAATAATGGTTTCTGCGAAACACGGCATTTGTATACCCAAAAACCATTATTTATTGATGAAAATGAGGTTAATGAATTAATAAGAGTAAATGAAGCTAAAGAGTTCATATTGCAGGAAACAAATGGTATTTATATTACACCTAAAGAAATTTTAGTCTCTCGCAAAGAGTTAATTAATGTTTTCAAGAAGTTAAATAACTCACTAAGAGGTGAAGGTTTAAGAGCTGGTATAGAAAGGCTTTCAGAATTTGCAAACATTCTTTTTTTAAAATTGTATACAGAGAATGCTAATACAGGTATTTGGAATTCTCTCAAAAGTCTCGATAATGATTTGCTAATTAATACAACTAATAACATACTACAAGATATTGATAGACAATATGGTGCTTCTGTTTTTACAAATTTACAGCTAACCAACCCTGTTGCTGTTAAAGAGATGATCAAAGAGTTGGATAAGTTAAAACTCTCATCAATAGATACCGATATTAAAGGAGATGCTTTTGAGTATTTCTTACAGCAAGCTACAGCAACTAATAATGACTTAGGAGAATATTTTACTCCACGTCACATAACTAAAACCATTGTTAACTTAGTCAACCCTAAATATGGTGAAAAGATCTATGACCCTTTTTGTGGGACAGGTGGTTTTTTAACAGAGGCATTTGATCATATAAAAGATAACACTTTAATTGCAAACAATAGTAGTGAAGAAATCAAGCTTAAACATAATACTATTTTTGGAAGAGAAATTACCTCAAATGCAAAACTCGCAAAAATGAATATGATTCTGCATGGGGATGGGCATAGTGGAATTTGCCAGATAGACACACTTCAAAACCCTATTGAATCTGAATATGATGTGGTTATAACCAACATGCCATTTTCTCAAAAAACTTCTTATTCTCACTTATATGAGAATAAGTTAGCTAAAAACGATGATGATGGAGTATGTGTTCTACATTGCTTTAAAGCAACAAAAAAAGGAGGGCGAATGGCATTAGTAGTACCTGAAGGCTTTCTTTTTAAAGCCGCTTTAGCTCCAGTAAGGAAGTATTTATTTGAAAACGCCCAACTAAAAGCAGTAGTTTCACTTCCAAAAGAAGTTTTTCTGCCATATGCAAAAGTTAAAACCAATATACTCTACTTTACCAACTGTCATAATGGTAGAACAAATTCTGACGTTTTTTACTACAATGTGACAAATGATGGCCTAAGTTTAGATTCTTTCCGTAGAAAAATTGACGAAAATGATTTAAAAAATTTAGATTTTGCTGATTTAAATAAGAGCGACTTTGATAAATATTATAATGAATTAGGTTTCTTAAAAGTTAATCCAGAATTAATCAGAAGCAATGATTATATTTATAATTATGCTCACTATAGTAATTCACATATAAAATCAAAATTCCCAACTATAAAACTAAAAGAACTCCTATCCTTGTCTGGCAAAGTCAAAGTGGGAGAGGATACAAATATACCTATTATGAGTATCACTATGGAACATGGCTTAATTGATCAACATGAGAAATTTAAAAAACGAGTCGCAAGTTCTGATATTTCTGGGTATAAAAAGGTTTTTAAAAATGAACTTGTAATGGGGTTCCCTATAGATGAAGGTGTTCTAGGATTTCAAAAATATTACGATGCTGCTGCCGTAAGCCCAGCATACAAAATCTTTAGATTAAAACGAGAAGTTAATGTAGAATATTTGGATTTGATTTTGAGATCTAATTCTCTAAGAAAAATATACAAAAGTAAAATGCAAGGCAGTGTAGAGAGACGACGCAGTATTCCTGATGAAATGTTTTTGAATATTGAGATCCCGAATCCTCCTGAAGAGGTTAAAGATCAAATAGTAAAACAACATAAACTAATAAAGGAAATTGAGAATAGTCTCAAGGAAAATCAAAAAAAATTGCGTCTAAAGACAGAAGCATTATGGGAACTTCCTCAAAATTACAACTAATCCCCCCTTCGAACCCACCACCACGGTGGGTTTTCTTTTGCCTATCAAAGCATAAAAATAAGATTTCTTAAATTAAAATAAGATTTCTTATTGACAATAAAACTAAGTTTTCTTATATTTACCTCACAGATAACAAAAAAGCCCCGGAACTTTGGACGGAAACGGGGCTTTGCAAACTGCGAGATCAATTATGAACGTAAAAGTTAACTCATTCAACTCATTTGCATTTGTCAGCATGGCTGCTCTTGCAATCTCTGGTGGTTCTTTAGTTGCTTGCCAGCTACAACCAGCTTTCCAAACAAAAGAAGCACCTACTCTTTTCACCCCTAAAACTCAATCAAGTACTTACGGTGTTTTAACCGCAAAAATCACAGGTAAACATTCTGGCGTTGCTGTAATTAAATTAGATAGCTTCCGTTTAAACGTTAGCTTTGATTTTGAAGCTCATCCAGACAGTTACGGCGTTCCGGGTTCTGAATTCACTGCTGTTGATATTACTCAACTCACTGTAAATGAAATCACTGATATTAACGGTAAGTCATATAACGATTTCACCGAATTTGAAGACATCCGCAACATCAATGACCTTCTAAAAGGCTTCATCGAACGTAACAAGTTGGTGGAGGCTTAAAGATGACTCATTTCAAAAAGCACCCCGACGGCTACAAGTCATTTTTAGGCCGTGATGATAAAGGGCTGTATTCAGTTCGCATTGGCTGGCAAGTGTACGCATCTAATGCTAATGGCTCAGTTCTTTACAAAGTTAAAGACGGAGTTAAGACGCCTTTAAATGTGTTCAGGTTCCAAACTTCTTATCCAAAAGTTTGGAATGAACTCACCCAAGAAATCGATTTTCAGCGCAGAAAGCAGCTCGCTATAAAACTGCGTGAAACAAATATCCCTACTTATGACCGCAAAGCATATAAGCAAAAACGCGGTTTTACAGGCTCAAGATAAGGATAAGAATAATGGCTCTACCGATTATTACTGCTGACCAAACTTTATTGGTTCAAGCAATTATTGTGTACCTATACGCTGATCCGGGTTTAGGTAAATCATCGATGGGCTTTACTGCGGAAAAAGCAATTTCTTTTGACTTTGACCGTGGTGCTCACCGTACTGGTGAATTACGTCGTGGTGCGGTTGTACAGGTTCAACAATGGAGTGATGTTGCAAACCTTACTCCGCAGGACTTAGCACCATATAAAACCGTTGTCATTGATACCGTGGGTGCAATGCTTGAATGCATTAAAACCCACCTGTTACTTACGGCAAATAACCGTCAAAAAGATGGTTCTTTAAAGTTAAAGGCTCAAGGTTTAGCGAACCAAACGTTCAAGCAATACATCAATACTTTGATCAGTTTAGGTAAAGATGTTGTTTTCATTGCACACGCATCAGAAGATCAAAACGGTGATCAAATTATTTACCGCCCAGATCTAGGTGGTAAAAACCGTAACGAGCTTTACCGTATCGCAGATGTCATGGGTTATCTAACAACTGTTACTACTGGTGAAGGTAAAAATGCCCGCGTTATTAATTTCAAACCTTCGCCTACACATCATGCGAAAAACTCAGGTGCTTTAGGCGGTGAAACCGGTGAAGTATGGGTACCTGATCTTAAAGCACACCCTACTTTCTTGGCTGACCTGATTACTCAAGCTAAAGATCACATTAACACCTTAACGCCTGCACAACTTGCAGCAGCTAAAGCCCAAGAAGAGCTAGAAAACTGGAAACAAAGCTGTGAGGAAGCAGAGCATGCAGGTGACCTTAATCAATTAACTGAGTCGCTTGATAAAGAACACATGTATTACCAGAACATGCGCCAAGCAATGTTAATGAGAGCTAAAGCATTGAATTGCACGTTTGATAAGCAACGTGGCACTTGGATTAGTCCACCAGAATTTAACGGTATCTCAGATCAACAAAGAGATGAACTTCAGAACTTCATAGCTGAACGTGGCCTCGATGTAAAAACAGTTTGTGAGCACTTAGGTATCGATGCCCTTATCCAAATTGAAGCGGCAAAACTTAAGGCAGTTAAACAAGAAATTGAAACCTTAGCTAAAAAGGGGATGACAGCATGAAAAATATTTTAACTGCTCAAGAAGCATTTGCAGCACTTCAAAAAGGTAAAACTGTTCTATGTCGTCCTATTGGAGACATGTTGGACTTTTCTGACTTAGATCAATTCCCCGCTTCTGTTTTTGGTAAACCGGGTTTTGAATTCTGCATCAAAATCGAAACTATTGAGCTGGCTGGCATTACATTCACAAAGCCATTAACTATTGATGAATATGAGGAAGGACAGGATGTTTTTGTAATTACTACATATTCGCCTTCTATTTACGTCGTGAATTTTAGAACCACCGCATTAATTGAATCTATTAATAGCGGCTTTGTTCAACGTGATGCAGAAAACGCCAAGCTTCAATTAAAAGCACTATCTAAAGCGTTAGGTTTTGAAGTTAGTGACGATTTTAGTGTTATTCGCTTAGGTGATGAAAAAAAGAAACAGCGTGGCAAGAAATCAAAAGCAGAAAAGTCTATTGAAGTTATTTCTGCAGAAATTCAACCAACAATTGTTATTACCGAACAAACAAATGTCACCACATCTGAGGATCTGTTAGTTCCAGAAACTAACGAGCCTAAAGTAGATCCAGAATATCAGCAAACCCTAGATACTCTTCTACAGCGTGTAAAAGAGTCAAAAACACCTGCAGAAGTAAATGCGGTTTATCGTTATACCCGCACATGGGATGACGAACAAATGAAGCCTATCCTTCTCGCCACTCACAAACGTCTTGAAGAGCTAGAAAAAGAAAAGGCATCTGCTAATGAGCCACCCTCTTTAATGGTTCAAATCCAAACTGCACCAGACCTTACAACGCTAGATGCTTTGGAAATAGACGTGGCTGCACGAGATCCGCAGATTCAACCGAAGCTAATGGGGTATGTGAGAAAACGCCGCTATGAATTAGAGAATCCTACACCTACTCAACAAGAATCTACCCCTGATTATTTATTAGTGGACGGTTTCTAACATGAAAGATCAGTACAAGAAAGTGAGCCAAAAACACATGCTTGGTTTTATGTACTACTTGCAATTGCTGGGCTACGTAATAGTCCGGCAAGGCATGGACCAAGCAATGTTTCTAACAAAGCATTATGCGGTACCAGTTGCTTGGCGGCGCATAACGACCGACTATCACAACCGATTAAATAAACCTGCCCAGCAGCTTTATAAAGAGTTTGTTGAGTGGACTAAAGAAGAATATTTGAGGGCTTAGGTAATGATTGATTTAAAAACAAAACAAGCTTTTTGGTCTGAACAATTACCTTTCTTTAAAGAAAAATATTGGATTCCCGGACATCTAGATGTACTCGAATTTGATATGAATGCTGGTTGTTTTGATATTGCTGAAGGCGTCAAAACTGATCTAAGTGAAGAAGACCTTTTTGATGTTTACCATCGTGTAAATAGTGGTTGGGCAATGTGGAAAAAAGCCGTGAATTTCATGAAATCCAAAGTTCCAACGTGGATTAGCGTGAATGATGAATTGCCACCTACTGACATAATGGTACTTATTTGTTGGGCAGATGCTCCTGATGTCACCCCAGAACAAGACTATATGACTATTGATGAGGATTTAAATAGCGTATGGGCAAACTATCAAAATGATCCACCTTCACATTGGATGCATTTTCATAGTGTGCCAAACGTATCGGGAGCTGAACAATGAGCATAACACTTAGCGGTCATCAACTAAAAAGCCTTCTCGAATTTGTAAATCCAGATGGTGAGAAAGATTTAGATCAACTTGATACTGAACTAACAATTAAATTCTTTGAAGTTGGCCACAGTGGAAAAGGCTATTACTTTTGGATGACCGAATATCCAGAAGAAGGTGCAATGAAGTTGGATATTGAATCGGGAGCTGAGGGATGAGTGAAAAAGCATTTAAAGATTTAAAAATTCGCTTCCATTTGGCTATTGGTGTGGCTAATGGCGATCGTGAGGACTTTGGGAAATTATCGGATTGGATCGAAGAAGAAAACTGGGAAATGATGGATGAGGAAGAGCAGAAAGATACTCTTTCAGAAATTGCAGAGGAATGGGCGCAGCAGTATTTAGATTTAGGAGCGACAGTTGAATGAATGCACAAATTTTAGATCCATGCTGCGGCTCAAAGATGATGTGGTTTGATCGTCAAAATCCAAATGTAGTATATGGTGATATCAGAAAAGAAGAACATACATTGTGTGATGGTCGTTCTTTAGTGATTGAACCGGATGTGATGATGGACTTTCGCAACATGCCTTTTAATGATGGCCAATTTACTTTAGTTGTGTTTGACCCTCCTCACCTGGTGAAAGCAGGAAAGCAAAGTTGGCTAGCCGCCAAGTACGGGAAGTTGTCAGAAGATTGGCGCGAAGATATTCGCAAAGGTTTTGCAGAATGCTTTCGTGTGTTGGCCAATGGTGGTGTTTTAATTTTCAAATGGAATGAAACACAAATCAAAGTTAGTGAAGTTTTAGCGCTCACAGATCAAAAACCATTGTTTGGCCACATTAGTGGAAAGCGCAGTAACACACATTGGATTACTTTTATGAAAGCGGAAAGTAAGGAGGAGTAAATGGGACAAATAGTTAAAATAGAGGCTAGCATTCTAGAAAAGATTGTTGCTGTAGCTGAACGTATTGCTCAGTCAAAAGAAGAACGCCGAGTTGGTCGTGAAGAATTTGCACACATGCTCAATATCGAACCTGAAACTCTAGACGCTCGGATTCGTGAAGGCAGATACCAAAGGCCATACAAGGATGGGCGAAAAAGTTTTTGGTTATTGTCCTACGTGCAATCTGTCGTTACAGACACAAAAGAATCTGGTAAAGTAGCCACCTATTGA